CCAATACTATCTAATATAATGATGAGTTTATCACCACGATTCACTTCTTGAAGCTGTTGCATTATATCGAACTTCAACTGCTCAATGTCAGTCAAAGGTGTGTGCATAACTCTTTCCATATCAATTTGGAATGTTTCAAAGTATTTGATTGGTGTTCCAAATTCTGAATCATAGAATAGCAAAGCTGCATCAGGATATTTGTCCATGTAAGCCTTTGCCATCAATAAAGAGAAAGCAGTTTTAAAGTGTTTTGATGGACCTGCCCACATTGTAAGCCCAGGCACAATACCACCATCTAGTTTACCAGATAGTGCCACATTAATCATTGGCACTTCGGTAGGAATCATATCTTTATCGTTAAAGAATTTTGATTTAGCAAGAATAGAACTATCTTTGATAGTCGAATTCTTTTTTAGTTTCTCAAGTAAGCTCATATTAAAATTGACCTCCATCCATTTTGGTTATTTTGTCTTTGGGAATTATTTCGTTTTTGTCATCTATAAAGGATTCTATACTAATACTAGGGTCTTTGTCAACCTTTTTTTTCTTCTTTGCCTTAATTACAATCTCAGGCAACTTTTCTTTTTCCGATTCTAGTCTTTTGTATGTTTGATTTGCAGCTATGAGTAATAAGACTGCCAATGGGTCAAAGACCACAATGATAATCATAATAACTGCTCTTACTGCTTTATCTATAAAGTCCGGGTCATCTTTATCATAGAGAGCCTCGGCAATATACTTGATTGGCCCAATCTCTGCCGTTAGTTTGTTTTCTTCGGTAAGTAATGGCAACTTTTCGTTTGCAATTCTTTTTAACTCCGCTTGTGTTTCTTGGATTTGATTGTCTATTTTTCTACTAGCAGTTGCTGGGTCTCCTGCTCGTTGTAGAAGATATGATAATCTGTCTTTTGCAATTTTCTCTTGTTGTTCTAAAGTTTTAATTTGGACACTATTTGCACCAATTACAATATTAGAATCAAGGTGTGCCTTCGACAAGTAACCAAAGATGCCCATTGATGTGATAAGCATCAACAATACAATTGCAATACTGAAATAGTAACGCATTATTCGCACAGTAACATTCCAATTGTTATATAGCCAAGATACTGTTACTAATTTAGCAGCCTCAAGAACTGAACCCATTAGAATGATTGGCCAGTAAGAACCTGGAAATATTTGTGCAAGGCCAATTACCGAATAGTAAGCCGCAATAGAAGATAATCCTATTGCTGTTAAGAAAGGTAATATGACTTGGTTCATGGATTTGATTTGTGGTGTGGAACATCAAACACAAAAGTTATTCGTGTTATATCTCCGATATTTTTTGCTCCGTGTGGTTTTTTATTATTGAACCAAAGTAAAGTTCCTGGTTCAACATTTACTACATCATCACCACAATGATATTCATATCGGCCTTGTATTGATAAATGGTATCTATCTTTAGTTAAATAGTAGGTGCCTTGGTCGATGTGTGTGCCTACAATATCACCAACAGGTAATGATAAGAAACCACACCGACTAAAACTTTTAAAGTTTCTTTTTAAGAACCTAACAATCTCGGTGTGGTGGTCATATGCAGGAGTTTTAATGCAAATTTCAGTATTATATGCCATTTCGCCAGGCTTGGTGATTGCACCCATAACTAACTGCAATACACCAGCTTCAATTCTATGAAAGTGTGGGTCGATTTGGTCTGCACCTTCCATTCTCTTTTGAGAACCCCAATCATCATTATATTTTTCTAATTGAGCTTTAATCTTAGAGACATTGATGCCTGTTTTAATAATACGAATATCAGCCAAAGAAACTCTCCAATGAATTACGCTTTTCGGTTGACCAATTGATTTTATCTAAGATAACTTTGATTGGTTCCAAAAACGCTTTGTCAAATTGCATATCATAATCAATGTAGTCTTGCAAGCCAAACTCAGGTGGCAATCTGCCAGGATAACTGATAACAGAATCTTTAAATGGATTTGGTTGTTTGAGATAAGTAAACTTCAACTTCTCACCATCTTGAATTCTAGGATATTTCTTTTCGATTCCTTTTTGTTTTAGATAGTGATTGTATATAATCGCACCTTTCACATGAATAGGTGTGCCTTTCTTATACATTGTAACCGAATCAGAATACTCTTTCAAACCATTTACACCCCGTGGAAAACTAATTTCTTCTGGCGGTAATGTTTTGAACTCAGTTCTAAAATCATCAATGAATTGGTGAATATCATCTTCTGTGCCATTAATCATAATCTTAATTGAAGATTTCATCTTCTCACGGATTGCCGATGGAGTAGATGATTTAACCATTTCAAGACCCATCACTTTCATTTGAGGTTCATTGTATTGAACACCCTCATTGTTAAACACATTGAGAATGTATCTTTTCTTGGCGGTCCAGATACCTTTGTTTGAAAGCGCTTCACGCTTCATTTGCATCTTTTGGGCATACGCATTAACATACGAAGCCAACTCCTGATAGCTTTGGTCAATATAAGGTTGTATCTTAGTTTCACAGACACCGTCCATGAACTTGATGATGCCAGTAATATCTTTCTTTTCAGAATACACTTTGTCAACAAGTGGACCAAGCTTGAGATAAATCGAATCTGTGTCTGAGGCGATAACATAATCTTCTTCCGTTTTTAGTAGTTTATTCATATACAGATTGAGCTTCTTCTCAATCCAACGAATAGACAACTGACCTGCTAGTGTTACTGCCAATGCCATTCTAAGGTCATAAAATCGGAAGTATTGCGAACCCAACGCACCATAAGCGGAGTTTAGTGATACTTTTTTTGCAAGTTGCAGGTTGTCATATCGTGCTATACGATTTTTAATTTCATATTTTTTAGTTTTGTCTGTGTTAGTTTCATACTCTTGCTTGGCTTGAAGCATCATCTTCTTAAACTTACTTCGGTCATTATACATTTCTTCCAACATCTGTGGTAAAAAACCTTTCTTTGTAGTATCAAAGAATTGTCCGTTAGGTGTAATAGTTGCACCTTCAAGTCCAGTTAAGTCGAGGCCTTTATCAAGCATATTATCAACAGAAACATTTTGATTGATAATCTTACGCATTACTGGTGTATAATTAACAGGTTCAATCAAAGTCTCTGGTGAAATGTTATATTGCATCATCAAATGTGGATACAGACTATTCAAGTCAAATGATGCAACCCAATCATGCAGACCAGTTTGTGGTTCTTTAACATAAGCGCCTTCGAAAGCCGAAGACTTATCTTTAACAACTTTTGGTGGCACAATAATATTTTTGTCAAGCAAGTAATTATAGATTAGAGAATCCCACATTCTTGTTTGTGCAAAGATATCTTCAAAGTTTGTTTTGGTATCGTAAGCAAGAGTTAGACCAAGTTCAATTAGTTTTAGTTTTTCTTCAAGTTTAAAGATTAGTTCCACATCTTTGATGTTATATTCAATAAACTTTTGGTAATTCAAACGATACAATTGATGCAGGTTGTCATACTCATCATATGACAACTTGTTCTCACCAATTTCCACATTAGCAATATTATCCAACTTGTATGATTCTTGTGACTTACCGCCTGGCGCATACCAACGATAGAGTTCAATGTAGTCAAGTGTTGACACACCAACAAAATCATAAGCAGTCAACTCACGGTTATTGACAACAGCCTTACGACTGTTAATCATACCCCAAGGAGATAACTTCTTAGTTTCATCTTCACCAAGAATACGGTTGAAACGATTAATCAAATAAGGAATATCAAAGAACTTAATGTTCCATCCTGAAATCACATCAGGACAATTCTCTTCCCAGAATTTTAGAAATTTCTTACATAGGGAATATTCATCATCACACTTGATATACTTTTCTTTACCTTGAATTTCATAATCACCACAACCAAACACGACCATATCACCATTCAAATACTTGATAGCAATTGCTGTGATTGGTTCATTAGCGAGATATGGGTCAGGAAATCCATTCTCCGAACCAACTTCGATATCGATGACTGCAATAGACAACTCATCAATATTCCATTCAATCATGCCTTTGAATTCATCAGCAATAAAAGCATATTGATAGTTTGAATTGCCATAGATTTTGAAGTTTGAAACCTCATCATATCGCTTAACGAAATCTCTCGCTTCACGAATAGATTCAAATTTCATAGGCTCAAGAAAATCACCTTCAAGTGTCTTAAACTTGGTAGGTTTCTTAGATGGCAAAAATAATGTAGGCGTGTAAGCTATTTTAAGCTTGACACGCCTACCGTCTTTTA